TACCAATCTAGGTTCTTCTGTAAATTCGTCAATTTGTAATCGCCTATGTAATTCATTTTTACCTGCTACACGAGAGCCTCTAGATCTATCAGAAGGACGCCAACGGCAACCCTTCATAATCATCTGTTCAGCCAGTGATGGCCCAGTATCACCACGATTATGCCATAAACTAGAATCCAAAACACCATAACGTATTTTCTCACCATCTTCAGCTTCTAGTATCATGTCTGCTAAATCTGTAGCAGTAACTTTAGATACATACATTTCTCTATATACAACTAACTGTTCTGCTGGAGTTACCGCAATCCAAACAACTCCTGTATGAGAACCGTACCCATAGTCACAAGCTCTAAACTTAGCCCAGCTATTAGGTATATCATAAGGTTCTATTACATGTTGTTTACGATTAAACTCTGGGAATGCTGCCCCTTCGTTAATATCCCAATCACCTTCTAGTAACTGCCTACGTTGATGCTCAGGTAACGACAAGAGATTGGCTTCATACATACCATCTTCTGCTAGATAAGGATTATCGAATAAGGTAGCAGGGATAAACCTACGTCTAAATAAGGGCTGACCTTCTTTAGTATGACCTTTAGGCCAGCAAATAACTTCACCACTGTCTGTATCCGTAGCCCAAAAAGTTTCATTAGGAGTATTAGGGTCAATGAAAGTTTTCTTTACCCATTGATGGCCCGGACCTCCGGGGTTGCTGGTAGCCCTCATATATAAGGGTAGTCCACTGGCTTTGGTTGTCCGAAGACGTGACCTCATGTAATTCCAAGGATAGGGTGTAGGCCATTGCGTTAATTCGTCAAAACCGATCCAGTTGAATGCCTGACCTTGATACCTCATAACATCATCGTCACGATCAAGGTAAGACATCCAGAGTGTTGCTCCACTCGGAGCTACCCAAGTCTTATCTCGTTCCATAAACTTAATACCGGGAATTGCTTTGGGGTATAATTGTTTAGATACAGAGATAAGTTCTCTTAGTTCCTCAGTACTTCTACGTACTAAAAGCATTCTAGCATTAGGATTATTTAAATAACGTACAGGGTCAGCTACTAAACTGTAGCTCTTACCCCCACCTGCTGATCCACCATATAATACTTCTTGTTCAGTAGAAGCCAAGAACTCTGTCTGTGGACCGGGGTTAGGCTCAAATATAACTTCTCTAGTATTAAATTCTTCTACTTGCTCAAGCTGAATAGGCTCTGGTTTCTTTTCCACCGAGTCTTTCTTCTTCGAGCTTTTTCGCCTTTTCGAGGGCTTTTTTGTATTTTTCAGCAAGCTGGCGTTGGTTTGCAGCTTCTCTCTGACGTTTTCGTTCAATTTGAACTCTCTTCATTAAACCTACGTGAGATATATACCTACCTGATTCTTCACTTAACCAAGCAGCTACATCCCTGTAGCTATATTGTTTTAGGTATTTCTTACCTTCCTCTAAGAGATCTAGCTCTTCTGAGATAGGTAATAGTATATCACAATCGTCAGGGTCTTGTCTATAGCCAAATGGAACTAATCTACCTACTCTTACTACTTTTCTCCACTCAAACTTTTCGTTTGGCTTTGGAGCAGGTAGTGTCCAAACTTTATCAATCTTCTTCATTTTTAGGTGGCAAAATAAACAAAGGGCTTGCTGCAGTTACTTCTACTTTATCTGATGCTTTAAATCCACTACGATCTAACACATCTTTAGCTGCTGCCATTTTTTCTTTATTTCCCAAATCAGTTGGGCTATCCATAATTTGTTTCATAGAGTAAGCAGCTTTAGTTGCACTTGCTGCAATAAAACGTTTAGTAAGATTTGCAATTTCATCTTGCAAAGAATTTACAATAGCTGAGGTTGCGACAGTTTCTGCATACCCAGCCATCTTTCTTGCTTGAGATAAGTTACCTTGAGCTTCTTCAAAAAGAACATCAAGAAACTTTTGCTGCTTCTCTGTTAAATTACGACTCATTTAATTTTCCTATGCGGTTTTACTTTAGCACTAACTTTTTTCGGTTGAGCCACATGCTGCTTACCCTTAGCAGTTCCTGCTCGTTTGGCTCGTGTTGTAGAGGCATACTCAGAAGCAGTAAGAGACTTAATAGCTTTAGCAGGTAAGTATCTCTCACCTGTAGCTTTTGGACCTTGCGTTGATGGCTTACCACTCTTGGTCCTCCACTTCTGCTTAGTCCAACTGGTTAAACTCTTTTGACTTTTACTTTTTGGCATCGTGCTTCTTTTGTATAGGAAAGTTAGCGGTAAGTGATGCACCCTTATGAGGTACAAACTTATCTTTATGTTTCATTAGTTTTAAACTACCATCTTTTTGCTTCATCCAATGATAGCCTTTAGGTGCATCTACCTTCACTACTTATACCCCCCACCTTTTGCTTTGTATTGCTTTGCAACCATTTGGGCCTTCCTAGCTGACCACTGTCCGGGTGCTCCACCTTTGCCGCCAGCTTTAACGGATGCAACAAGACGTTTACGCATAGTAGGCTTAGTATAATTTCCTGCCGCATTAACTGTAGATTTTTTGTCTGATTTCGCCACGACTAATCCCCATGTCATGCAGTTCTTTGTCACTCAAGTTCATGAGTATCCAATAGTCTGCTCTTCGTTGTTGATTCTCTTGAATCTTTTTAAATATTTTCTTAAACATAGCACCACTCCTTTTTATCTTGTGCAGGAGTAGTTTTACATATTTAGTTATAACATACTATAGATAAGATTGCAACCCCGTTATGCATTATCTATTGGGGTCAAAGTATTCTTCTACAGAAACAATTACTTCCATAGTGTTAGTGGTTTCACCATATACCATAATTTTATCGCCTGAGTGTAGATTAAAGTATCCACCATTAACTAGATTAACTACAGAGTGTCCTGCCATACTTAGTCCATTAGCTATGTAATGATAAGCATTATCTTCAGCATGATAAAATTGCACATACACTTTTTTAGTAGAAGAAGCATTATTACTTATGTGCAAATACCTAGTAATAGCACTGAAGTTAGCAGGACAAGTATACACAGCAGTAGCACTAGCATCTGCCGAAGTAGATGCAATAGTGTACCCTTGTGTATGAAACTTGGACTTACTTAGATCTGGCATTAAAATCTTTTAAAGCTTGGCGTGTGTTAAATCCACCATTGTCTTTTTTATACTTAGCTTTGTTCTTTTTAAAGAAAGCATTAAATGCTGCAGACTGACTAGGCAGTTTAGTATCTGTACCTTTTGGCAAGTCTGGAAGTTTAGCCATTTTTTTACGTGCTTCTTTAGTAGACTTGTTAGCTGCATCTACTTCCATTTTTTCATCTAGTGTCATAACACCAAGTCTAGTTGGACCTTGAGCTTTTTTCTTTGGACGAGCTTTAGGTTTAATAGATTTTTTAGGTGCAGAACTAATAGGCTTTTTAAGATCTTCTGCATACACAGCAGCCATTACTTTACCATTTTTATCTGTGTAGTAAAGTGATCCAGCTTTTTTAGCTGCAGCAATACTTTTATATTTACCTGCATTCTTTTTAGCTTGGGAAGCAGTTTTACCCATAGCTTTTAATTTACTATTCATATATGTAGTTAGTGATACAGCCATCTTTAGCTCCTTGATTTGCGATTAGGTTTCATAGAAGCTCCACAATTAGCCATTCCACCTTTGTTGTAACCAGATTTTTTCTTGGTCATGCCACCATACTTGTAGCCCATTTTAGCTGCTACTTCTGGTGCTTCTTTTTTTAGTGCTTTCATTCCGGGATTCATTTTATTTTTCATACTCTTTTCCTTTAAGCTATAATAAAGTCTACAATCTGTCCATCAGGAGTACGTAGTTTGTTTGGGTTGGGGTTATAAGCATACATCTGATTCACCAACTTTAAATCTTCTACTGGTGTATCAGGAGTAATTCTGTTAGGTTCTTCCACTTTATACTTTTCATTATTCTTGCTTGATCTATCTTTATCTGCCTTTTCAAACACAATATTTTCATGCGTCTGAAAAGGCATACTAGGTAAAGGAAAGTGAGATATAAGGGTCATCAGAACTTAATCTTTGCGCCAATCTTTACATCACCAAACTTAAAGTTATCATCTGAAGAAACTTCTGAATACAAATTCATATTAGTATTTGGAACAATATAACCCAGAGTTACATCTACCCCAGTAAAAATATTATCTTCATCTAATTTAAGCATGTCGATGTCTGTTTCTACAGTTACACCTAAACCCATTAGATTAACACCAGCATAAGGAGTTAGTTCCCATGCCCAATCTTCAACACCAGTAGTATAGTTTGCATCCGATTCAGCACCAATAGATACTGTTTGCCCCCACATAGGGAAGTCTGCTGCTGTTGCAGTTGTAGCTGTTAAAGCCAAGATAGTTGCTAGAGTCTTCATTTTGGTTCCTTTACCATTTAACTTTGTCTGCCCAATAAGCAGCAGACATTTTTCCTTTTTTAATATTCTTAGCATGTCTTGCCTTAAAACTTGCTCTTTTCTTTTTCATCTTATCTGATTCACCAGCTTTAGGTTTACCTGCAGTACTAGCACCTTTTTCACCGAATTTAATATACTTATACTTACCACCTTCAGAGGCCATAACGTGATGAGACTTACCACTATCATCATTAAGACGTTGAGGTTTGTTTACACCTTTAAGCCCCACAGCTTTCATTTTGTTTTTGACTCGTTCAGGTATAGCCATTAGATCATACTTAGTGCTTGGTCTAGTGTTTCTTTATTGCGCCTAGTCCAGCCACGACCAAAGGTTTCAAATGTTTTTAGAGACTCATAAAAACTCTGGCGTTGTGTATACACACTTTCAATAATCATTTTTGGTTCATGGTTCATAACAGCTTGGATTGTCATAGGTCCGATAGCACCATCTGGAGTTGCCCCTGCTGCACGTTGAATTGCCTTAGCTGGGCGACCAGAA